ATGGCGCGGGCGAGCTTTTTGACGCGGCGGGAGGGCCACTACTGGTTTCAAATCCGGTTTGACCCTTTCGCGAACCGCAGCGACGCGACCGTTCCCGTCGCCGCATGGCTCGCCGAAGTCATGCGCCATGTCGCCGGCGAGACCGTCTCGGCGATGACGATGGACAGATACAAGCAGGCCGAACTCGGCGAGGCGATCGACAAGGCGGGCATTCGCGCGCCGCTGGTGTGGCGCGGGCAGGGCTTCCGCGATGGCAGCGAGGATTGCCTTCGATTTCAACGCGCGTGCTTTGACGGGCGCGTGAAATCTTCCCCGTCGCTGCTACTGCGCTCTGCGTTCGCCGATGCTGTGACGCTTCGCGATCCTGCGAACAATCTGAAGCTGGCTAAGGCGCGATCATCGGGCCGGATAGATGCGGCGGCTGCGTCTGTTCTCGCTGTGGCCGAAGGCGCTTGCCAGACTGGACGACGACACAAACAAGCGAGGTCGGCAATATGGGTGTAGCTGGCCGGGCTATCTATTCATCGAAACGCTGGGATCGTGCGCGCTTCCTTGCCAAGAGGCGCGATCAATTCCGCTGCGTTCAATGCGGCTCGCGTGACGGATTAGAAGTGCATCACAAGCGGCGTGTGCGCGAACGTCCAGACCTCGCATATGAGCTTGCGAATTTGGCGACGCTGTGTCGCCGATGTCATTCGAGCGAAACGGACAAAGAGCTTGGCCGCGTTTCGAATGCTGCACGCGATGCGTGGAAAGTGTGCGTGCATGAACTGAGTAACGGCAAATCAGAAAGGACAAGGTGATATGTTGGAATCGGTGAAAATCTCTCGCCGCCAGAGCGAAATTCGCTCGGCTCTATCGGCGCTTGTCGGGAAGGAAAATCCGACCGAAGACGAGACGCGGCAGATGACCGCGCTCGACGGCGAATATCGCACGAATGAGACGCGCTATCGCGCTGCGCTGATCGCGGAAGATACCGAGCGCCGCGAAGCGAAGGACGATCTCGAAACACGCGGCGACCGTGAATATTCCGATCTCGTCAGAAAATTCGAGCTGCGGCAGGTCGCGCTTCACTATGCCGAAGGTCGTTCGCTGGATGGCGCGACGAATGAAATCGTCAGCGAAATGCGAAGCAGGGGCTCATACCGTGGTGTGCCTGTTCCGCTCGCTGCGCTCGAATTGCGCGCTGGCGAGACCGTCGCATCCGGCACGCCAGATCCTATCGTGACGAGGCCGATCATTGATCGGCTGTTCCCGGCGAGCGTCGCTGGACGCATGGGCGGCCAGCTTATCGACATTCCCTCGGGTGCCGTCGAGTGGCCGCTCACGACTTCCAGCATCACCGCCGGATGGGCGTCGACCGAACTCGGCAATGTGGCAGGGCCGACGACCTACGCGACGGCCGATCGCGCGCTGAAGCCCGAGCAGAATCTCGGTATACAGGTGCGCGTCTCTCGCAAGGCGCTGTTGCAGAGCGGCGATGCGCTCGAGGCCGCTATTCGTCGCGATCTCAATGGAACGATCGCCGCAGAACTCGACAAGGCGATTTTTCAGGGCTCGGGCGCGAGCGGCCAACCGCTCGGCGTGATCTACGGACAGAGCACATATGCCTACGGCGCGACCTCGCCGACGACGACGGACTTGTCGTGGTCTGTCATGCGCACGGAAATTGCGGCCTTCATGGCGGCAAACGCCGCGACGACACCGGGCGACGTTCGCATTCTGCTGCATCCGCAAGCATATTCCTTCCTCGACGACACGCTCATCAGCGGCACCGCCGTGAGCGAATGGGATCGACTCGTCAAGAATGTGCCGCTCTCGAACATTGCGATTTCGTCGAATACGACAGTCGTGACCGCAGGCACGCCGGACACCACGGATGTGCTGCTCACGACGAACGCCGGCGGCGTCGCGCCTTTCGTGACTGGCGTTTGGGGCGGCGTCGATATCGTGCGCGATCCTTTCAGCGATGCGCAGAGCGGCGGCCTTCGCTTGACCGCGCTGCTCACGGCGGATGTGAACATCCTTCGAGCCGGGCAGCTTCATCTAGTCAAAGCGATTCAGGTGGAATGACGATGGAACGGCGAGCAATTCAAATCGAAGTGCGATCGGCGCGGGACAACCCGCGTCGTCTCGAAGGCTATGCCGCGACATTCGACACGGAGGCGCGCGTCTCGCATTTCGTCGAAACGATCCGCGCCGGCGCGTTCGCACGTTCTCTCGCGAGCGGACGCGATATCCTGGCGTTTGTCGATCATGACCCCGCACGCATTCTTGGTCGCACGGCAAGCGGCACGCTACGGCTATCAGAAGATAGTCGTGGACTCGCATTCTCTTTGGACGTGCCAGAGACCACATTAGGCCGAGACGTTCTTGCACTCGCCGAGCGTGGCGACTTAGGCGGAATGTCATTCGGGTTTCGTGTTCCGAAAGGAGGCGATGAGATGCAGGGCAATCGCCGCGATCTGCGCTCGATCGACTTGTTTGAAATATCCGTCGTGAGTGCATGGCCCGCCTATCCCGGAACAAAGTTGGAGCCTCGATCAAAGCGACGCAGCGAACCGGGAGACGGATTGCGTCACATCTTAGAACGGTGGAGGGCATAACAATGGCGACAACACTACAGCAAATCGAGAGTGCGCCGGATTCATATCCTGCCAAACCAAGCAACCTTTCCGCGAAGGCCGCGGCTCTTGACGCTGCCTTCCTGTGGCAGAGGATCGAAGCATACACCGCGCATCGCTTCACTACGCGCGATGTTACGTGGACGGTGGAAGGCTGCGGCGAGTGGAATCCGCCGTTGGCGCCGGCAACAATCGAGACGACTGAAATCTGGTCGCGAGCTGGTGAATGGGAGACAGCATATCTCGCGGCGTCTCCTCTCGGCGGTTACGTCTTGCCAGCGACAGGGCCTTATCGTTTCAGTGGAAGCGTCGGCGGCGGTGACGTGCCTGCGAGTGTGAATGAAGCATATAAGAGGCTCGCCGAATACATCGCTTGCGCGAACGTTGCGCCCGGCATTCGACAAGAGACGATAGACGGCATCGGCTCGACCACATTCGACGTGAACGCCATCGCGCGCGCGATGGAACGCAGCGGCGCCGGCGATCTGCTGCGCACATATCGGAGGGCTGCTTGATGGCTTGGCGATGGCCTTGGCAGAAGGTGGAGAAGCGCAGCGCGGCGAGCGGCTTCACAAGCGAGATACTGAGCGCGCGTGAAAGCTATATCAGCGGGCGCAGCGGCCTCGCCGAGCTAACGGCGACGGCTCAATCATGCGTCAGCTTGTGGGAGAATGGCTTCGCTCTCGCGGATGTCGAGAACAGTGGTTTGCTAAACCGTCGTTCTCTCGCGCTGATCGGGCGCTCGCTCGCGTTGCGGGGCGAGGCCGTCTTCCTGATTCGTGATAGGCTTATTCCCTGTTCAGATTGGGACCTCAGAACGCGCGACGGCGTTCCGACCGCATATCGCGTGAGTGTGTCCGAGGCCGGCGGCGGGCGGACCGAGACGGCGCTCGCGGCCGAAGTGCTGCATTTTCGAATCGGGGCCGATCCCGTGGCGCCCTGGACCGGGACCGCGCCGCTGCGGCGATCGGCGCTGACGGCGGGCTTGCTCAACACGCTCGAGAGCGCACTTTCCGAGGTCTATGAGAACGCGCCGCTCGGCTCGCAAATCGTCCCGTTCCCGGAGTCCAGCGAGACGGACCTCGAAACGCTCGGCCGAGGGTTCCGCGGCCGGCGCGGGCGCGTGCTGTTGCGCGAATCGGTGAACGTCTCGGCGGCGGGCGGGCCGGCACCGGCGGCCGATTGGCGACCGCAAGATGTTACCCCTGACATCTCCAAGGTGATGGCCGTCGAGACGCTGGACGCAGCCCGCAATGCGATCTGCGGGGCGTTCGGCGTACTGCCGGCGCTGTTCTCCAGCACGACGACGGGGCCGATGGTGCGCGAGGCGCAGCGCCACTTGGCGGCCTGGACGCTTCAACCGATCGCCGAGCTAATCGCCGAAGAGGCGTCCGCAAAGCTCGGGGGCGAGGTCAAACTCGACGTACTGCGCCCGACGCAGGCTTTCGACTCCGGCGGCGCGGCGCGGGCGCTGGGGGCGCTCGTCTCGGCGATGGCCGCGGCGAAAGAGGCCGAACTCCCGCCCGAGGCGCTGGCCGCGGCCTACAAGCGCCTCGATTGGGAAAGCTGAGACGGTCGCGCGCGCGGGCGAAAGCAAACCGGCAAATTTGCCGGTTTGCTCCGATCCGACCGCCCCCCCCCCCGCGCGAGGGCGCTCTCGTTACTCGCTCACAACTTCCAGCGAGGTCAGGGGAAAGACGCCATCATCTTTCTTCCAAGGCCCTTTATCCTCTACGAACCAAGAGCACCACGCGGAGAGAACCCCGGACAGCGAGGATTCGCCCACTTGGTCCACCGTCATCTTCGGCCCGCCAGATTTCAGCCGAACCACAGAGCCCGCTTTGATTTCTTCAGCCATCGTCATCACTCCTGCGAAGATTCGCGCATTGAGTGTAACCCTAGCGCTTTCGCCCGTCCACCATTCGGCTAAATTCAGAATGGGGCTTGACGCGCTGTTCTATTCGAGGTTTACTCGAATGGTGCGGAGCGATTCAATGGCGACCCCTGGCGAACTGGTGAAGGTAATAGCGGCGTCGACGGGCGAGGACGAGGCGACCGTTACTCAGCACGACCGCAATCTTGTCGTCGCAGGCTTGCGCTCGAAAAGCGGACGGGGACGCAGTGCGGCGAAGGTGACGGCTCGAGACGCCGCTGTCCTGCTGACCGCAGTGCTCGGCAGCCATCGGGTGAAGGACTCTGTTGAGACGGTGCGCCGCTATGTTGAGACGCAAGAGCACCGTGTGTGGTTGCAAAAGCACTATCCGGAAGATTTAGAGGGCCGCAACGCCAATGTATGGGGGGATTTTTGTATCCCGGAAATGGCGGCCTTGCCGCCGGGCCACTCATTCATCGATGCGATGGAATGCCTGATTACGCTTGCCGCCGACGGCAAGCTTTTGCGTTACCTTGGCGACGTTTACCCGCTGAGTAGCTTGCACATCTTCGTGACATCACCCGATACTCATGCTCGCATCAGTATGCACTGTTTCGAGGGGAAGGGCCGCAGCAAGTCGGTCCAGGCCGACTATCAGTCCAGCGAGACGCCACCTCCCGATGAAGAGCGGCGGCCAGCCTCAAAAAAGGGGCCGAAGCTGAAGCGCATGACCGAGATGAACCCTTTGCCGCTTCTCTATGTCGGCGCGCTGCTCGCCGGAAAGCTCGAGAGCTTGCCGAAGATCGATGCAGCGCCCGCATGATCTTTTCCTATCCCCCTTCCTCGATCGTCGAGCATGACGAGTCGCCCCGCGGAGGAAGAGGGCTCGCCCGTGCATGGGCGAATGTCGCGACGACGCGGGGCGACTTCATTTCTCGGGACGTTGCCGGATGACGAGCGCCACTCTGCAACTCAACATCATTCCGAAGCGAATGCTCACGAAGGCCGAGGCCGCGCATCATTGCGGCCGATCCGTGAAACGCTTCGAGGTTGAGTGCGACGTTGCGCCCGTGAAGTTTCCGAATGGCGACACTCGTTTCGATGTGCGCGATCTGGACGCCTGGATTGATCGCCTCAAAGGCGGCTCGAATGCGGACGCTGATGACATCGTGGGGCGGCTCTGATGACGAAGATCAAGCTCCGCGGATTTCAGATTTTCAAGGACCGCCACGACAAATGGCGCGCTTATCATCGTAAGACGCGGACGCCTGTCGACCTCGAAAAAGCGCCTCTCGGCTCGGCCGAGTTCTTCGCCGAATGCGCGCGCATCGCAGCGCTCGCCGAGGCGAAGGCGACGAAAGAGAAGCCCGGCACGCTCGGCCTGCTGATTCGTGACTATCGATCGGCGCCGGCCTTTCAGGACCTCGCGCCGCAGACACAATCCGACTACCAGAAGATATTCGACTACCTGCGGCCGATCGCCGATACGGCGCTGGCGCGCTTCGATCGCCCGCTCGTGGTTCGCATTCGCGACAAGGCCGCGGCGAGCAAGGGCCGGCGCTTCGGCAATTATGTGAAGGCGGTTCTCTCGATCGTCTTCGGATGGGGTGCCGAACGCGGCTATCTCTCGGAGAATCCCGCCTCGGGGATCAAGGATATTCGGCGGCCCAAGGGCGCGGATGAGCCGAACCGACCCTGGACGGACTCGGAACGTCATGCGGTTCTCGACGCCGCGCCGGCGCAACTTCGGCCGGCGATTGCGCTCATGATGATGACGGGCCTCGGGCCGAAGGATGCGCTCACTCTGCCGCGCAACTACTGGCGCGATGGGGAGATTGCGACGCGCCGAGCGAAGACAAACGAGCCGGTTTTCTGGCCCGTCCCCGCGCCGCTGGACGCAGTGCTGAAAGCCGCACCTAAGCATGACGCAGTGACGCTCTGCGCAAGCTCGACGGGGCGCCCCTGGACGCTGGACGGCTTCCGGGCGTCATGGCGGACGCTGCGCATCAAGCTCGAAAAGGAAAAGGCGATCGGGCCGGGCCTCACTCTCTATGGCCTGCGGCATACCGTGGCGGTGATCCTGCGGGAGGCGGGACACGATGAGCGGACGATTGCAGACGCGCTCGGGCAACGCACGATCGAAATGGCGCGGCACTACGCCAAGGGCGCGGACCTTCGCCGGAAGATGGGCGGCGTCGTGGCGTCATTCGATGAGGAGTTGAACAGGCGGCGAACGAAAGCTGTCAAACTCGACTGAGAAAACTGTCAAACCTCGCCGAGGATAGAAAGGGACGGCCGAAAATGCGAATGGAAAACAATAGGTTGAATGGTAGCGGAGGAGCGATACAGACTTTCCCCACAACACCCAAATATACACTACTGTCTCCTATCATGCGCCTGAACGTGGCGGCAAAGACAGCACAAGCGCCCCGTCGGCATTCGCGGCTGGCGCACGAGCGCACCGAGAGCCTCGATCTCTCATCAATGCTCGTGCTGGACGAGATCGGCGAGGGCAAATCAGGCCCGGCCGGCTCCCTTCACGCAGCGAGGTTCAGCCGCTTCAGTTCAGTTTCGAACTCGAAACGCAGCTGCGCCCGTTCGTCCTCCGGCAGCCAGTTGGACATTTGTGGGAAGAGCACTTTGTTGAGGCGCGTCGTCTCATAGGGCCAGGGCGAGCCGTCTTTCGCGGACCGCAGGTCGGCGAGCATGGCGAGCAGCTTGCGGCGGATCATCGCCGGATCGACCTGCGGCTTCTTGGGAGGCGCGATGGGCGCGCCGGCGAAGAGATCTCGCTGCGCGGGGCCGCCGCCGAAAAGATCGCCCGTCTGCTCTGTCATCGGCTTTGCCCAGGTCCGGTTATCCAT